AGAATTGGGCCTTCAAATGTTGCGCGTGACATAATATTTCCTTATGCAAAAGTACGCTCATACCAATCGTTGCATCGTCTGCTGGGGCAGTCCGGTATAAGCAATCACCCAGTTGTTGTAATTCTACACCATTTTTCTATTTGTGCAATTATTTTTAATAAAATTGGTATACTCCCAAAAAAGGGGAATTCAATGAGCGGTTGGCTAATTATTGTGACTGGGTTAATCTATGCCTATATAGCCGTAGAGCAATATGTAAAAGGTAATGTAGGAATGGCTATTTGCTATTTTGGTTACGCTTTTGGCAACGTAGGTCTTTACATGGTGGCTACAAAATGAGCTTTACCGTCTACACACATGACGGCATGAAAGTTATTCAATGGTTCTTTAATATAGACGATCTTATTAAAGCGATGCTTAATAACCCCAAAGACAGGTACCACAGAAATGACAACGATCGTAGGTGATTGGTCTAAAAAAATACTAGTAGCAGACAGCCAGTTTACCGATAGCGATGCTGGCATTAAGTACTTTGAAGATAAAGTTTTTTCTATAGAGGGTGGTTGGCTAGGGGTTGCAGGCAACTATTGTGATGCCGAAAAAGTAGTAGACTACCTAAGTAAAAAGAGTAAAACTAAGCCCAAACTAAAATCCGATAGTTCATTTTTAAAATTAACCAAAGATGGTTTGTTCTCATGTGGTGACGACCTTGAGTGGGAAAGAGTACGAACGTTTATGGCAATTGGTAGCGGTGCTATGGCAGCAGAAGTCTGTATGCGTATGGGGTTAGAAGCGGAAGAAGCAGTTAAGTGGGCTTGTAATGTGGACGTTAATAGCCACGAACCAATCAAAACTTACTCTTTAGACGAAAAAAATGCCGTATAAAGACAAAGAAGTAAAAAAAGCCAAACACGCGGAATACAGCCGCAAGCACTACGAGGGAAACTACGCCAAGCGACGAGAAGAAATTAATGTCAGACGCAGGCGGTTAAAACAAGAATGGGATGATTTTAAAAAAACTTTAGCCTGCACTAAGTGCGGCTTTAAGCACCACGCAGCATTAGATTTTCACCATGAAGATCCGACTACAAAAGAAGGTAACGTAAACAGATATGTATCAAATGCCCAGTATAAACGGGCTTACGAAGAGATAAAGAAGTGCATAGTGCTATGTGCTAACTGCCACCGTATACATCACTATAAAGAAAAAAACCCCGCCTCGTGAGCGGGGTTTTTATTAGGTACATTCCGATTAGAATGAACCGCTTGAGCCCCAGACTCCGAGTGGGTCTGACCAGCCGAAGCTGTAACGCTCACGAGACTTGTAACGAACGTTACCAGTATCGAAATCACCATCCATGCTATTTTGCAATGGAGTACGCTCAAAATGCTTCAAGCCGTTTGGAACGTCGGTTAACAAGAACCATGCGTTTGTGTCGGTCAAGAAGTGGTTAACAGTGTAACCTTCTGGGATCGTACCATTGTTTTTGATGGCGTTGATATCGTTGTTGTTGGTACCAACACGGAGGCTAGTCTCAAGTAAACGAGTTGCAACGAACATCAATGCAGGTGGGATTACCAACTTGCGTGGTTTAGCGGCGATCAAGAGACCGCGCTCATCGGTCCATGCAGCGATTTGAATTGTAGCGGCTTCCAAAGAAGTCTCATTCAAGTCTGTAGGAGTAGCAGCAGTGTTGCTGTTTGTGCCACCGTTTACCAATGGGTGTGCTGTAGAGAACAATGCAACGCCGTCGCCACCGAGGTAGCTAGAGCTGAAACCGTTATTCAATACAGAAGCACCTTTAACTTGCTTGGTATATGACATAGCGCGAGCCAATGCTTTGGTGTAACGAGCAGACAAAGAGTCATACAAGTTATCTTCAATCGCTTCTTCAGTGATTGAGAAGCCCAAAGCAATAGTTTCGTGTGAGTAGCGAGCTGTGAAAGCTTCTTGTGCATTGTCGTAAGAAATTGCACCGCCTTCATTCTTAACCGGAGCGGCTGAGAATCCAGACAGTTTTGTTTCTTCTTCAAATGAACGCTCAGAGGCTTCAGTTTCATAAATCTCTTTATGCTCTTCGCCATAGCGCTTGTACTCTAAACCAAACAACGCGTTTAGTCCTGGGAGTAACTCTTTTAGGAGTTGTGAACGTGAAATAGCCATGTTATAGCTCCTTTATTAAGCTGTTGTACCAGCGGACTGATAATACTGATGCACGCCAAAGTTTAATTTGACAATAACATCGGTATATGCGTCACCAGGGTTAGAAGGGAAGTTGCCGCCAAATGTAGAGCTGGAGTTAACCAAGTCAACAATCTTGCAAGCCAACGCGCTTGTGTTAGCAATAGTAGCTGACAATGCAACAACTGAGTTACCAGAAGTGCTATTACCAGTTGTAGAGCTTGTACCAGCAGTGAAGTTTGCCAAAGCAACTGTCTTGCCGATTGAGCTGTAGCCAACAGAACCCAAAGACTGTACTTGATACAGTTGATCTGGATCTTCAACAACGCGAATGAAAATGTTTGTGTAGCCAGCTGTCACAGCGTTAGCAGGTAAATACTCTGCATACAAAGGATAGCCGAGTTGCTGACCAGATAACTGGTAGCGAACGCCTACGCAAACACCAGCGATACCAGCAGAGCTAGTTGTTGGGGTTGCAGTTACAACAGTTGGTTGCCCAGCTGTGGATGCGCCTAATTGCACTAAGTCGCCAGTATAAATTGGCGCAGTGTTGTTAGTAGTCAGTAAATACTCGCGGATTGTGCCGCCAGTAAAAGATTGACCACCAATTAAGCTAACAGGTTTTAGTCCATAAGGACTGGATACTGTAGACATAAAGGTCTCCTAAAAAATTAATTAACGTTTACCACTTCCGAAACCCGATCCCCTACTTACTGTGCTTTTTTGTTCACTGTACAAGGGCATACGTGCATCGTTATTACGCATGAAATGATTGTTAACCGAATCCATCTGGTCTTGTGCTTGGCGCTCGTAGTACTCTTTTTGTGCTTCGAGCTGTTCTGTTAGGATCTTACACAAGATCAAACCACCGATTTCAACGTTTCCATTTGCATCTCCCGCAATCATAAGTTCCGGGTGATCCTCAGCTTTAACCGGTACCCAACCATCACGAAACTTCTGTGAAACATTGGTTGGAACCGCTTGTCCTAGTACCTCTTTAGCTACCCATCTGAAGCTGTAGCCAGGTTCTGGCGTAGGATCAGGTAGAGTTGCCGCTGGGCGGTAGATTGGACGGGTTGAAGCTTTTTCGCGAGTCTCGATATCGCGTGTGTTACGAGTATTAGCCATTACGGGCCTCCTGTTTTAAAAATTCCTTAGCATACAATTCACGTGGGATACCTAACTTGTCAGCAAGTGCTGCTTGAGTAGCTGATAGTTTGATAGTTTTCTTTGCTCCCGTTGAACGGGTAGCAGAAGCCACAACTGTTGCCGGCTTTTTACTAGGTTCACCGGTTCTACGGCTAGCTGGTTCGTCATCCTGAAGTAAATCAGGGAACACAGACTTTAAGCGAGAATCAATTTTCTCGAAGTATTCTTCACTACGCGGGTCGTAACCCGTGGCAACCAATTTTTGATGAAGGCCTAAAGCAAAAGCCGTCATTTCTTCGTACCCCGGTGTTCCGAACCACTGGTTTTTTGCTTGCCAGCGCAAGGTTTTTTCGTCGGGCTTGGGTACTGATGGAGCCGTATGTTGTATTTGTACATCATTTTCTTCTTTTTGTAAAGCAGTTGGACGAAAATTTTTCGCAGCTTCAATTTTCATTTTTGCTTCAGTCAACGCTTCTTGCGCCTCAAGGAGTGCTTCAGAATCGTATTCCTCAGATGCCTTCTTAAACTGATCACGAGCCATTTTTAATTCGGCTTCAGCTTTTTCACGCATCATTTCTTGGTAAGAATTTTCGCCAGACTGAACGTACTGCTTCAGTTTTTTGTTTTCTTCAATAGCAATTTGCGCTAAGCGGATAGCTTCGTCTTTCTCACGTTGGGCCGCTTCTTTGGCTCTACGCTCGTCATGGCGTGCATGTGTTAGCTCTTTAATGCGGGACTGAACGCCTTTAGTGTACCCTTCGATCTCATCATCGGTAGGATCTTCTACATTACGGTTCAGTGGCTGCGCCTTGCGATCTGATTCAGGGGTATCATCTTCAACGATAATATCCGCCTCAATAACATCGCCTTCGGCTGTTACATCTAACTCCACATCAGCCTTTTTATCAAAGTCATCTGCTTCATCTGGAAATTTATAACTCATAATTGCTCCTTATTTAAGCGCGGGTAATTCCGCGAGGGTCTTCAACAACTGCTTCAACTTGGTCGTCGTAGATGACTCGAAACTCTTTTCCATAAATCATGATCCTGGTTCCTGTATAGGGGCGCGTAATTACAAAATCACCCTCTTTACACCAAGCACCGTTTGGAAACTTAGCCTCATCTTGGTACGCCAGATCACCGAGCTTTAGAACAAATAGGACTGGTGAGGTTAACTCCTCAATCTTTTTAGTTTCGTCTGCTTTTAGTAGGCCGCCTTCATATTCATCGGATGCTGTAACTAATGAACACAAAATTCTCCAACCACGGGGTTCTGGTAACTGCCTAGCCATCTGAGCTTGAACTTGTTCAGGCGTAGGTTCATCTGCTGCTGCTACTTCTTCTGCGGATAGTTCATGCATCGTTCCATCCGGTAAAACAAACCCTTGTGGGGGTAGTGCGATGGTTTCACTCATCGTTGTCTTCTTTCATAAGGTCAGCGAGGTCAAATAAATGGCGCTCTGCATACGCTAGGCCTCGAATCACGCCGCAGAGCTCTTTGTACTGCTCAAAACTTGTGCACTGTCCGTTTGCCAAATCGTCAGTGAAATTATTCATATCTGTGCGCAACTTGTCACGCATTGCGGCTATGAAATCAGCCGTTAGTAGGTCCATCATTTAGTTTTACTCTCCTTTAGGTTGTTTAACTTGGTGACGTTTCATTGCAATTTCTGCACCCATTGCCATGCCGTCTTGTTTAACTCGCATGCCAGCTTCTTTAGACCTAGCTAATCCTTCAGCTATTTGAGCTTTTTTGGCTGATATCTCTGCTCCTGCTTTCATACCATCTTGCTTAATGCGTGCCTGCATTTCTTGCGCACGAAGGGCAAGTTCTTGTGCTTTAGCTTGGGCATCAGCTTGAACCTTCTGGCCTTTAATATCAACTTCTTGTTTTTTAATTTGAAGTTCTTGCATCTGCATTTGCAATACTGGGTCTTGTGCGTTGTGTTGGGCTTGCTGCTGCGCAATAATAGCTTTACTTTGGGCCAATACTTGAGGAGCAGCTTGTGCCATGAGGCGGCTGACTTCTTTTTCCATTGCTTCTGGCATATTGTCATCAGGGCTAGGCAAAGCAATACCAAGACGTTCTTCAATCTTCTGACGGTACGCATACCCAACGTGCTCAGCAATATGGGACTGAATTGCTTGCGATATCATGTTCGCTTGTGGGTTTTGGCCGATAAGTTGTTGAATAACTGGGTCTGTCATCATGCCTTGGTGTACGGCAATATGCGCTTCGTGGTCTTGGTAAATAAACGCTTTTAGTGGTGTACCTTTTAGTACATTCATGTTTTCTGTTACTGGGTCTTTTGGCTTTTGATCGTCCTCCAAAGGCACCAGTTTGTCGGCGTTTTTAATTCCAAGAACGTCAAGCATTTGCCTGTGCAACTCAGGTAAGTTATAAATCTGCGGGGCTGACTGGGCTAATTGAATAACTGCCTGATACTGGACAACACGCTGAGACAGTGTGGCCGCGTTTGGATCTGATACTGGCAAGATGTCTACGTGTTTGTAGTCTTCTTTCTTAACCTGCATGTCACCATGCTCTGGCTCATAGTTGTATTCGTCATCTGTATAGTCGCGAATAATACCAGCAAGCAGTTTTAACTCCTGACGCAACGCATAGTGCACGCGCGCCTGAACTGCTGACATAACCTTAAGCGTACGCTCCAAGATAGCCAAAGTAGTTCCAACAGGGGCGTTAGCCGACATGTCAGATATCTGCATATCAGAAGTAGCAGCGAAGCGGCGGCCTTCTTCAATGATTTTGTCCATCAAACCAGCTAAAACTGCAGAAGGTTCTTTGTATGGAAGTGGGAGGATATTGTCGCGGATAGTACCTGAACCAACATCTACGTCACGGAATTCACCTGGAGCAATCGGAGTGTCGTCGCCTTTAATGCGAAGACCACGGGATTTTAATCCACCTGGAAGATTGGAAAGAGTACCTGCATCAACCAGCTGGCGAAGAATCGATGTGGCTGACTTAGCAAATCCACCAACAAGATGGAACAAGCCAAAGCCATAAGCTCCATAGCCGGGAATGTATTGATAATGAACAAAATGCTGGCGTTTAAGACGGAGCGGGTCTTCCTCTTTCCAGTTTCTACGGATTGCAAGAATTTCATTTGTACCCCTAATCATCGTTACAACATACGG